CATGTAATCCATTAAAAGGTATATCCAAAATAATAGAAAGATATTTAAACTCCACTACCTATCAACATCTACAACCATGGGGATATTAGACAGATTTAAACGGATAACCGAAGCTGATAAGAAAAAGGTAATCAAAACAAGCACAACAGATGGAAAAGGCATTGTTGTGCGTGGTGGAATACTTTTCCAAAAGATTGATAATTTGCCTCAGGAAGCAGATAAACAACTTCTATACAAAAATGCTTATGAGCGATTTGGTATTGTTGCAAAGATAATTGATGCAACAACAGAACAAACAGTACAAAACTTTTCCTTTGATGGTCCGTCAAAAGAGAAATTAGAAAAGTTGCGTAGGAAACTTAATTTTGATACATTTCTTCATTTAAACTGCAAAACAGGATTAAAGACAGGTAATTTCTTTTGTGAAGTAGTAGGTTCATTAACTGACCCAACTAAGTTGAAACCTCTTCCTCCAGAACAAATGGTTGTTGTTAGGAAGAATACAGGAAAGGTTATTGCTTACATCCAGGATACTGGTACAAATAAGTTAGTTTGGGGAAAAGTTGATAAAAGATATTCTGAATTCCAAAGTGGAGAATTCAAAGAAGTAGGAAAGAAAGAAAGAATACTTCATTTCACATTTAACTTACAAGCAGGAGAGAAATACGGAACATCTCTTATAGAACCAGCAATTCGTATGCTTAGGATAAAGGATAGTATTGAAGGAAACATTCCAGTAATACTACAAAGATACCTAGCACCTATTGTGCATGTTTCAGTTGGGGATGAAGATGCAGAACCAACAAGAGCACAATTAGTTGAAATGCATGCAGACTTCAAAGACATCTACTCAGACACAGAGTACATAACAGACTTCCGTACAAAAATGGAAGTAATAGGATTTAAAGATACAGGAGTAATGAACATAAAGGACATAGTAGAGATAATCGACAAAGACATCATGATGGCTATGGGAATGTATCCAGTACTTGCAGGTAAAGGAGATGCAGGAGATGGTAAAGCTGCAGAAGTCCAACTAAGAGCAGAATCAAGACATATCAAAGCAATCCAAAGAGACTTAAAGACACAATTTGAAGACAAGTTCATAATAGGATTGGGAATAGGAACAGAAGAAGATATCTTAATATGGGAAAGAACTGATGAACGTGAAGAAGTTGAACATGTTGCTAATGTAGTTCAGTTATATGGTGCAGGACTACTCACTAGGCAAAAAGCTAATGACTTGTTGCCTAAAGACTTTAGAGAAACTCTTCCTGATGGAGGTGCGGTGGGAGGACAAATGACTGGCGAAACTTCTTCTGATACCTCAAACCCCAAAGTTAATGACAACCCTCAAGACCCAACCAAAAGCACACGAATGGTATCAGGTCAACGAGTGAAGAAAGACGACCACCGCAATCCATTATCCAAAAAGATTAAGAAAACAAACAAATCAGAAAGAGAGGTCACACGAAAATGATTGAACTTTATAAATGCCCTGTTTGTAAAAGGTTACATCCAATAAACTTACAAACAGCTGATTTGGATGAAATGACTTGTACAGATAATGAAACATCTGAGTTACATCAAATCAAAGGATATAAAACAGATGATGCATTAACTGGTAGTGATTGGAATTTTAATAAGACTGATACAAGAGTATCTGGTTATTCAAATGATGCACAACTTATTAATCTTAGTATACATAACCCTCATCCAAGAAGGGTGAAGAATTGGTGATGTCAATGAAAACAAACGAAGAAAGTAGGGAGTTTAAATATTCTGTTGCATTGACAGAATGTGAAGTGATTGAGAAGGATGATAATAATAAACCAACTAAAGCAAGAATAGGAGGTATTTGTTTAGTTCCAACAGTATCAAGGAATGGAAATAAATACACTATCAATAACGTCACAGAGAATGACAAAAAAGTAGTGAAGTTCTTTGCACAAGACCATGGAGTATTGCAATACAAAAATGTTGTAGGAAAGATGTCTTTAACAGAAAGTGATGGAAAACTTAGGTATGATGGGGAAATAAGGAATACTGTTGACCATCCTGATATAGTAGAACATGCTATTAACAAGGAGATTGATGTCTCCATTGATGCAAGAGCAAGTGGAAAAAAGATTGAGGAGAATGAAGGAAAGAAAGTATATTCTTGGGGAAAAGTTGATATACGTGCACTTTGTGGTGTTGGTATAGGAGGACTTGCTGAGAACTCTATGGAATATGCTATCGCTGAAAGTTTCAATGAAACAGAAGAAATCATTGAAGACGAACAAATAACTGAAAAGGTGAACAATATGGATGAACTAGAAACTATGAAGTCCAAGATTGCAGAGATGGAAAATCTTATCAAAGAGAAGGATGAAGCACTAAGAGTAAAAGAAGCTGAAGAGGAAGCAAGGGCAGAAGAAGAAAAAGCTGAAGTCATTGAAGAAATCAAAGCAGCAAACTCAGAAGTGAAGGAATCTGAACTTAAAGGTAAGTCAATCTCTGAATTGAAGACTATTCTCTCATATGAGAAGAAATTAAAAGAATCCGAAGAGGAATCTGAGGAAGATGAAGAAGGTAATGGCGAAGTTGAGGGCGATGAAAATGATGCTCCAGCTGAATCAGAAAAATCTGGAGTTCTTGTGAACGAAAGTGAAGACACTATTACTATGAATGAAGCAATGCGAAGGGAAATATATAAATGTGACCCTGCATGCGAGTGAGGTAAAGAACAATGGCACAAACAGGATTCCCATTGGGATTAAACGGAGAAAGTATCACTATTCTAAACGATAGTGGAACTACTGCAATCACTGCAGGAGATATTGTTGCTTCTATTGCATGTGATGATAAGTTCACTGGAACTGCAGCAACTGCAAGGTCATCTTATGCAGCAGGAGACATTCGAGGAAAATCAGCACTTTTAGCAAATACTTACTATAAGACTGTTATAGGTGTTGCTTTGCAAGATATTCCTGCAGATGGTTATGGAAGTATTGCACTTGAAGGAGTATTTTTACATCCAGTAGATGCAAATGTAGAAGCAGGTGAAAATGTTATGTTTAACATTTCAACTGGCAATAAACTTGCACCAATAACTGATTTAGGAACAACTGCAGTACTTGGCGATGGAAATTATATCATAGGAAAAGCATTGACAGGTGGTTCAGCAGATGGAAAGTACATAGCTTGGAAGCTAACTCTATGAGGTGACAAGGAAAAATGGCAAGCGGAACAGTTTTAGTAACGGATGCAAAGAATATTTGGAGCACTACAGCAGGTTCTAGCACAGGTTCATACCTCATACCAGCAAGTATGTACAATGAACTTATGAAAGCAGTGAGGAAGAATTTAGTATTATCTCCTCTCGCAGCTAGAAGACTTGGTCCTAGTGCAATCCCAGGAAGTGCAGTGAAGATACCACTTCAGGGAGCAGAAACAATGACAATCAATCGGATTGCTGAAGGAGCAGAAGCACCTTTGGGAGTTGAGCAATATAGTTCAATCACAATCACCCCAGTTAAATATGGTGTAAGGATTGCTATTACTCAAGAAATGATTGAGGATACCAATGGTATTGATGTTCTTTCTATGAACATTGAAACAGCAGGATATCATCTTGCAAGCAATGAGGAAACCCTTATTGTTGCTCAGTTAGATGCAGCAGATTCTGCAGCAAGCAATAGTGTTGCTAATAGTAATGCAACTCTACCAGTAACTGACATCACTGCAGCAATACAGAAGCTTCGTGCAGCAAACTTTACTCCAACACATTTTTTGATTGGAGCAGAACTAGAGAACGATATCTACAACATTGATGGCTTTACCCATGCAGACAAATCAGGAGTTACCGACCCTTCAAAGAGGCTAATCGGAACTATTGCTGGAATGAAAGTAATGGTATCAAACAATATCTCAGCAAAACTAGGATATGTTATTGACAGAAACCATGCTTTTGTAATTGGAGAAAAAAGACCTGTTACAGTAAGGAAATTCTTCAATGCAGCAAGAGATATGTCTGAAGCAGTTGTAACACAAAGAATTGGTGTTGCATATCTACGCTCAGGTGCTGTTTCTGAAATTACCACAACATAGGTGATTGAAGAATGGCAGGTTCAGGTATCACAGGATGGAAACGTGGATGGACATCTGGTGAGACAAGTGGTGCAGGTACAACAACTGAAGATTGTGGTGCTAGATTAGAAAGAGGATACGGAACACCAACACATGTTTCACCTCCTGGAACAATCTACGTCAAACTTGATGCAACTATGGGAACATCAAGTCATTTCAGAACGACAACTGCAGGAACTTGGCAATCGTTGTCTGATGGGTAAACTACCCATTTTTTATTTTTTTTATTTTTATTTGAATTGAGGAGATGAATGAGATGGGAATTATAGAGAAAGGATTTAACCAATGGAAGTTTGTGCATACATTACTTAAAGCAACAGTATTGAATGTTATAACATCGATTAACTATATGAAACTTGTTCCTGATGGTGTTACATACATTAAAACAGGAAAGGATATCAAAAGAGCAGATACAAGAAGAGCATATGTTTCAGTTATGAAAGTACTGGATGAAATGAATGAAAAAAATATGCTACAAAATGGTCGTCATGAACATTTGAAGTTTGCAATACAAACAATGTTTACTATTGCAGATACTGACCATTTATATTCAACATTACTTAATGATATGTTTGAAAATCATAAAATATTAACAAGTGAACAAATTGAAGAGTATTGTAAAAATGAAAAGGGATACGAAATAAAAAAACAAGATTTCGTGCAAAGGATTAAACAAGAGGAGGAATGAGAATGGCAGAACGAGATGATTTTGTTGATTTAACACCAAATAGTGAAGGAAAGAAAGAAGTATATTTATCAGAACAGGATATGAATATTATTGAGAAAAATCCTAGAAGGCTTACAAAAGAAGGTATTATGCATAAAGTATGGTTATGGTATCAAGCAAATAACCCATTACTACAAATGCGATATTTAGCTATGTACAAGTTGTGTAAAGATGTAGAAAAGTCTATCACACTTGAAGATGGCAATGTGATTCTTTCAAGAAGAAAGATTATAGATAAAAAAGGATTTAAGAAAGTTTTTGAAACAAAAGAAAAGATAGGACAAAAAGACCACATGGGAGAGTTTATAATAGCACCAAGTGTTGAAGAATTGAGAGAGTTCGTAGAATCAAAACTACCTGACTTAAAATTCGTAACAAGAAAAGGTGTTGTCTGATGGTACAAGACCTACTTGAACAAATCAAGTTGGCATACGAAGAGAAGTGTAGGGCTTTACAAGAAATAGGTGCAAGTGAAGAAAGATTATCTATGAAAGTAGATGAACTAAATGAAGAAAACAAAAAGCTTTATGCAGACCTTCATGCAGCAAATGAAAAGTGGAATTCACTTATGAACCAAATTGATGGAGAGATAAAGAAAAATGCCATACCTACTAAATAACGCAATTAATTCAAATCTTCAGCACCCAGAGATTGGTACACTCCCTCCATTAACAGCAATAGAGATATCAGATAAACAAGCAAGAACATTGAAAACTTTGCGTAATGCTATTGTGTTCTATTCTTTCATTGAGAGAGAACTTCCAAAAGAGATAGATAATCCTAAAGTAGTTACAAAAACAACAGAGGATTTAATCACAGAAAACAAAGGAGATATATTATCTGCTATTGCTGAGGGATTTGATAATGGATGACATTAAAAAGTATCTTTTTGGTTTTCTTTTAGTTCTTATCACAGCAACTTCTATTTACATAACTTATGAAGATGAATTTTCTAATGTGCGTTTTAGATTTGATAAAGATAAAACTACAGCATATACACTCAACGAATATAATCGCTATGTAATAGCAGGACAGGAGTATGTTAAGTTGTTTTCAGGAACGAAACTGAATTACAGAGATTTATCTGAAACTAATGTTGAAATAACAAATATATCAGACATTAGGATGGGTGTGACTAGAACTACTAATTATAAAGGTGGTGATAGTAGGATAGTTCAAACATATACATTTGATGTAGAGAATAGAGCAATAGAGAAGTTTCCTCTTACACATCAAATAGAAGTGTTTAATTCAAAAGGAAAGATAATACAATATGAAGTAAGAAGATTAGCATGTGATTATGAAACAACAAATGAATTTACTTCTCCTGTTTCATTTGGTAATAATATGAAGGTAGAATGGGATTATGGTAACTATTATCAAAAAATATATAAATATGTAGGACAGAATGAATGTAAGATAATCATAAAGTATAAAATAGAATCTGATTATGAAGTAATCAATGCAAGATTATATGACCCAAAATATGTTAGAGCAGAAAAGATACAGAAAAAATTTGAGAAGAAATGTAGTAGGGGTGTTTGTCATGCCACTATTAATAATTATGAAATAGATTTAATTATTGACCAAGACGAAGAACTTCCAGTATGGTATGGAGGTAGTAATGGAACACATTTCTTTGTTCAATATGTAGTAAAGAATGATACAGAGAAAGAAGAAAAAGATATTGAACTAAAAGAATCATATAAAAATAAAACTATTAAAAAAGAAGAGAAAATCAAAACAAAGAAAGAAGATTATATATTTGAAAGAGCATATTCTATTGATGAATTTATTAGGGAAGAAAATAGTATTCAATGGGGGAATTTTTCTACTCATTTAAATGTTAGTGTTGATAGTGGATTAATAAAAGATGATAATTTTGATAATGATTCAGATTCTGCAGCAGGAGATTCGATTATACAAGTAAACTCAATGAGTGATGCAGGTAATCCAGATGGCTTTGCTGTTGTTAGATTTGGTTATGACCTTTCACAACTTCCAGATAATGCGTCAATAGAATCTGTAGAATTACAATTTTATAGACCTTCTGGTGATGCTGGTGCAACAGACATAGAAGTATGGGGTTCTGATAATTATTCTTGGATTGAAGGAAGTTATGATGACATTTATGGAGCAAATCAACCATGCACAGATAATGCTTGTGCAGAAGTTATGGAAAAGATGAATACTTTGATAATGACTGGTGATTATTATAATAATCTTATTGCAGGTTCTCCAAAAATAAATATAAATGAAACAGCATTAACAACATATTTTAATGATTCTTTTTATGATATAAATAAAAACATAACAATCATATTTAATATATCTAGTGCAGTAAATCAAGACTTTGGAAGTACTGAATGGTCTTCAGGAGAAAGAACTGCTGCATTAATAGTATATAGTGAAATAGAAGAAGAAGCACCTGTAGGAGATTGTAACATATCGGAATATTATAATTTCCATGATACTATGGAAGATTTAAATTATTGGACTGACTTTCCTACTTGGGGATTAGGAGAATTTAGTATTGTTGATTTTGAAGATGATAATAGGGTAAAAGATACTGGTGCAGGTCCTAGTGGAATGTTTTTAGATAATTATCCTTTTGAAAATGTAGACTTTACTTTTTGTTATGATTGGTTGGATACAACAGGAACATCATATTCATATGTATTCTTTTCTGCAACATTTGCTTTGACAGGAGATTATTTTTATATCTATCATAAACCTGGAGTTGGTGGTAATGATTTTTATATTGCAGATAATGTTCCAGTTGAAACAAATGGTGATTATGATTGGGCTACTGGAACATGGTACACAATTTGTTATTATCACAATCAAGTATTTACTGAAGTAATAGTAAATGGTTCATTATTTGTGAACCATACAAATGGGAAAACAATGAATTTTTCTACATTTAATGATTGGGGTCTAAGAGGAGATTCACAAAACCAAATATATTGGGATAATTTCATTATGTGGAATGGTACTTATGCAGATAAACCTGAATGTCCTGAAGGAGAAGAAACTATTCCACCAAATGGAACAACTATTACATGGAATGCAACAGCTAATACAAATTATACAAATTCTAATTTCACTGGTGACACAACAGTTATAGCAGTTAGTACAAATGAAAGTACTCATGTTATTAACTTCTTTGAAAACTCAACAAAGATATACAGTCTTAGTGTATCAAACAATACAGCATATTATATCAATCTTACAAATTTGACTGTTGGTATTAATAATTATCATTGGCAAAGTGCAATTAATAATACAGATAATGTTAGTTTGAACATAGAAGAACTTTCAGAAAGAGAACCATTAGTAAGGAATAGTGACAGTTATTCTATGGGAAACTATTTCTTTTGGATTGATAGTACAACTGGTGCTCCTTATAATTTTACATATGTAGGACAGAATGATATGTTTATGATTAATATGACACAACATTTCAGAAATGCAGTAGATACTAGATATACTATA